ATTACAATACCTCGTACTTTAAAAAACGATAAAATATTTGGATTGGCTTTTTCAATTAATGGTAAAAATCAATTTGATAAATATTTATCTCGAAAAATCAGAATTGAAAAAAATACTCAAATATTATTTAATGGTTTATGCCGATTAACTGATGTTACAATAGATACTATATCATTTTATGCATTTGCTGAATTATCAAAATTAAAAGATTTATTTGGACAACTTACATTAAACGATTTAAATTTAGATGATTTAGACCATATTTACGATAAAACAATTTTTGATACTTGGGATGGAATTTACCCAATATATGTTCAACCTGATTATTTTTATCCTGTAATTGATTATGGACAATTTCAAAATACTAATCCTTTAGCAAGTAGTGAAACTCCTTCTATAAATATAGTTGATATGTATCCTGCTTTATATTTAAAAAGAGCAATTGAGCAAATTTGTTTGGATAATGGGTACACTTTAAAAACTAATTTTTTTGATGATTCACAAACTGCAAAAATTTTAATTCCTTTTGTTAATGAACAATTTATTCATAGTGATGATTATTTAACTCGTGAATTTGGATTGGATTCAAGAAATATTGGAACATATACATTACCCGATTCAGCAGGAATTTATATTATACCAACTGATAACGTTCTTTATGATAATTTATCTCAATTTTCAGGTGGAGAATATACTGCACAAGGAAACCAACGTATTAATATCTTTGCAAATTGCAGAATAGAAACACTTGGAACATATCCTGCAGGTTTTTATTTTCTTGTAAGCGTTTTAAAATATGATAATGTTTTAATGGATTGGATTTCATTAGGAGATAAAGTTGTTACAAATTCACTAAATCCTGCTGAATATATAAGTGTCGGTTTTAGAATTTCAGCAAATTTAAATAATGGAGAAAAAATAAAATTTATAGTAAGAAAATTTAATACTTCAGCACCAATAGAAATTAATATTATAAATTCATTATTTGTAGTTTTACCTAATTATGTAGATATTAATATACGAAATATTTTTCCAAATGAATTTGTACAAATAGCACCTAATTTACCACCAATATCACAAATTGATTTATTTAAGTGGTGTTATCAAATGTTTAATTGGGTAATATTTGTAGATGATGATAAAGGACAAATTGAAATTTCTACTTATGATTTATTTTATCAAAATAATAGTCAAAAAGATTTCAGTCAAAAATTATCTTTAAATCCTAATCCTGTAATAAATTATCAACCAACTGATTTCAGTAGAAAATATGATTTTAAATACAAACACGATTCAGGAGATTTTTATTTATCACGTTATGATTTGCAACAAACTATAAATCAACCATTTCTATTTGGAGATGGAAGATATTATTTAACTAAACAAGGAGATGCTACATTAATTGGCGAAGTTGGTTTTTCTCCTACAATTATTGAAAAATCTTTTAAAGGACATCCAAGTGATTTCATAAAAATTACTACAATGTTAAATAATTCTGCACCAACAATTAAAAACACTCAACACGAACCAAGAATATTAATTAATGGAGGATTAGTTACAATAGATACTTTATCTGAAGGAACTATAGACCATATTTATATTGAGGAAGTTGGTGCAGTTACAAATTTACCATTATGTTATTTTCATAAACAAACATTCAATGAGGCTAATATAGATGCTTTTGATTTGAATTTATCTTTTTCAAGGCCTGATATAATTTTATATACAAATGGCAATTTAATAGATAAATATTATAAAAGTGCTATTAATTCATTATCGGTTTCTGCTCAATTGATTGCTTATTTTATGCTTGATAGTCAAGATATTACAGAATTAGATTTTTCACAAAATTGGTATATTTCTTATTTTAACGCTATCTTTAGATTAAATAAGATAGTTGATTATAATGCTAATTCATTAGGATTAACCAAAGTAGAACTAATAAATGTTGGTGTAATTGATACAATTGAAGATAATTATCAAATAATAGAATCAAATAATTAAAAAATAAAATGGCAAAGAAAAAAATAAGTGCATTACCTATAGCAGGAAGTCTATTGGGTGCAGAAATAGTTCCAATTGTACAAACAGGAACAACAAAACAAACAACGATTCAAGATATCGTTAATTTGGTAGAAACAGAAGGTGGAATTAATGGAAGTGGAACTGCGAATCGAATTTCTAAATTTATAGATGCAAATACTATTGGAGATAGTTCTATTTCCGATGATTTAACTATTCTTCAAACGTATTCGCAAGAATCGGGAGGTAATGAAGGATTAAAACTTGATTACGCAAACAGGTCCTATAAATTAGGAGAATTTGATTACAATGTAAATGGAACTATTTTTGAAGTCAATGATGATTTAAAATTTATTTTGACAAAATATTCAGGAAATAATGTTGGATTATATTTTGATTTTCTTAATAATGTTTATTCATTAGGAGATTTTGATTATATTTCTATAGGAACTGCATACGTTGTTGATTCATATAAGGCTTATACAAAATCAGAAGGTGGAATAAAAGGTTTAGGAATTGATTTTAACGAAAATGCTTATACTTTGGGTGTTCCCGAAGGAAACGATTATGTTTCGGGAGTTGTAGGTTTTTCAATGATTAATGAAATTATTACAATCGGCGATGGTTGGGCGAGTTCAACTGCTTTAAAATTTGTTGTCGATATTCCTTTAAATTTAATCAAAACTCAAACATCAGGATATGATTGTGGTTTAAAAGTTGATTTTGATGAAAATATTTATGCTATTGGAGATTATGCAAATGAAAGGAATACAGGAACATCGTTAATTATAGATGATTTGGTTGGAAAAATAAAAACACGATACAATAATACAGATTCGGGATTTTTTATTGACTATGGAGATTATTCTACATCGTTTCAATTAGATTATAATCCAATTAATACAGGAAATTATATTCAATTGCCGAGAATAAATCAAGCAATTGGAAATTTAGCAGGAAATCAATCTTATTTTAATCACAATTTGTTTGCTTACAATCCGAAATATTATTTGCAATTTGGTCAATATTTACCATCAGAAGGAGATGGTGGAGCATCATTACAAATTGTAATGACCGAATCGGGAGATTGGGGACAAACTGCAATTTCCTTATTAGGTTGGAATCCCGAAGAAGGATTTTTATTACAAAATGCAAATATAATTAATTTGAACTCGCTTTCTCCCGATGGTGCAAAACAATGTCATATTTCATTAAACGGAACAGATGAAAGAATTAGTTTTAATACAAAGGCAGTAAATTTCGGACCATTAACAACAACTGAAATAAACAATATATTAAATCCTATAGATGGTGATGTTGCATACAATACAACATTGAACACTATTTGTTTCTATGATGGAAGTTCTTGGAAAAAAGTAACTCATTCAGCGATGTAATTTGTAAATAATTAAAAATAAAGTATCTTTGATTATGACCAACGAACAAATATTTGCTATTATTAGTCAAGGATTAAATAAAGCAAACAAATCAGGAGTTTTTGATTTAAAAGAATCGGCATCAGTTGTTTCAGCATTATCTGAACTTCAAAAAGTTTTAGATTCTTTATCTCCTAAAGAGGAAATGAAAAAAGTATAATTGAATAAGGCCTGTAAAATGGCCTTATTTTTTAAATTTAAAACGATGGCAGATAGCAAAACGATTATTTATAGTGTTGATATTGAATATGGGAATCTTGTAAAGAACTCCGAGGATATTAAAACAAAAATAAAGGATTTAACAATTGCTCAAACAAATTTAGATACAAGCAGTAAAGAAAATCAGAAAACTTATCGTGAAAATACTACTCAATTAAAAATGCTTCAAAGTCAATTGAAGTTAAATGAAACAGAAGTAAATAAATTCACAGAATCAGAAAAAGCAAATACAGATGCTACAAATTTCAACAATAATTCAATAAAACAAAACAGAGAATTATTAAAAGGATTAACTGCAGAATATATTAAACTTCAAAATCCCACTGAAGAACAAACCAAAAAAATAAAAGCGTTAAGTGATACTTTAAAAGCACAAGAAGGTGCCATTGGCGATACTCGTAGAAGTGTAGGTAATTATAAAGAATCTTTTCAATCAGCTATTGGACAATTTCCTGCATTTCAAAAAGGAATTGAAGGAGTTTCTAATGGTTTCAAAGCATTATCTGCAGGAAATCCATTTACGCTTATATTGATGGCATTAACACCATTGATACAATCATTTTTAAAATTAGAACCTGTAACAAATGCAATAAATGGAGTTTTTGAAGGATTAACTTCAGCAATTACCACTATTGTTTCATCAATAAAAAACTTTTTTGATTTAATGTCATCAGGTGCAGGATTTTTTGATTCAATTTCTCAAGCATTTGGTGGATTGGGTGGAAAAATGAAATCGGCAGCGATTGAAGGATATAATTTAGTTCAAGCATTAGATGATTTAGAAGATGCTGAAAGGTCAAATCAAGCTTCTATGGCTAAAACTAATAGAGATGTGGCAATTCTCATTGCTCAATCTAAAGATAGGACTAAAACAGAACGAGAACGTATTGATTTATTAAAGGAAGCGAACCGATTAGAAGAAGAACAACTTAAAAAAGATTTAAATATAGCAAATACAAGAGTGGCCGTTACTGCTCACGCTTTAGCAGTTGCAATTCGTACAGGAAAAGACCGAGATACTGCAGAGCAAAATTTAGCAGATGCTCAACAAAAACGATTTGAAGCAGAACAGGCTTCAGGAGTTCAAACAGAAAAAAATCAAGGCAGAATTAATGGTTTAATTCAATCAGAAGATGATTTGCGACAAAAAGGACTTGATAAACAAAAGAAAAGAATTGAAGAAAATAAGAAAATTTTAGATGATTTTGTTAAAAAAGTTACTGAATCATTAAATGAAGAACAAAAAATAAGAGTAGAACAATTTGCAAATGATAAATTACTTACTCAAATGGCCAATGATGAAAAATTATTGTCTTTAAAAGAATCATTTGCAAATGGAACACTTACAGAAAAACAATACCAAGACCAAATTAAAGAACAACAATTAGCATTTTATGATGCACAAATAGCCGACCTTGAAGAATATAATGGTATTACAGGTGCATACGATGATGAAATCACTAAATTAAAAATTGATAAACAAAATGCAGTTACTGATAATAAAATAGTAAATATTGAAAAACAGAAAGAATTAGATGCTCAAAAATTTGAATTAGATTTAGAATATGCTACAATAACTGCACAAACAGACCAAGAAAAAAGGGACCAAGAAATTTTAAATATAGAAGCTCAAAATGCTCAAATATTAAAAAACACTAAATTAACTGAAGAACAAAAGCGAAATGAGATAGCAAAAAATGCTAAAGCAATTGAAGAAATTGAAAAGGCATCTACTAAAGCAAGAATTGCTAATATTATGCAATTAGCAAATGTAATGGGCCAAATATCAGAATTATTAGGAAAAAATACTGAAGAAGGAAAAGCTTTTGCAGTTGCTCAAACTATTATTAGCACATACGCTTCTGCACAACAAGCCTATGCATCTCAAATAATTCCCGGCGACCCAACTTCTCCTGTTCGTGGTGCTATTTTAGCAGGATTAGCTATTATTCAAGGATTAAAAAGAGTGAGAGAAATAACTGCAATTGAAGTTCCAAAACCAACACCTCCACCTCCACAAAAAACTGAAGGATTTGCCGAAGGTGGATTAGTAGGATTTGCAAGTGGTGGATTATCAGGAACTAAAATTACTTCAGGAATGGGAATACCAATAAGAAGGAGAAATGGAGATAATTTATTAGCAACCGTAAAAACAGGAGAAGTTATTTTAAATCAAAAACAACAAGCGATGCTTGGTGGTTCAAGTACTTTTTCTCGAATTGGTGTTCCGGGATTCGCTAATGGTGGAATGATTCTTCCTGATATAACAAGTCCTAATTTTGATTTAATGGAATCATTTAGAAATATGCAATTAGTAGTGAGTGCAGTTGAAATCACAAATGTACAGAACAGATTAAAGGTAATGGAAGATACTACATCATTATGAACATAGAAAAAGAATTTTACGAACGCATTAATAATAAATTTGGCGAATGTTCCAAATTGGCTTATTATTTAGCAGAAAAATGTGCATTGACTACATCTGATTTAGAAAGATTCTTAATAAGAAGTGAAGTTGAAGAACAAATTGAAAAAGGAAAAAAATCAAAAATGATGATTTATGCAGATATTGCTGAAAAATATTGTAAATCAATACATTCGGTAATATATATTGTAAAAAAAATCTAATTGTAAAATGATTACAAAAATTAAATTTTAATTATAATTAAATTTGTTATATGGAAATCTATAATTTATTAATAAATAAAGACATTGGTATAGATAAAGGAGATTTATCTTCTGAATATGTGCGTAATGAAATCCTAAAAGCACAAAATCAAGGTGCCAAAGAAATTCGTTTAATTATCAATTCAAAAGGAGGAGATGTTTACGAAGGTTTTTCTATTTACAATGATTTAAAAGATTGTGGCTTAAAAATTACTGCTTACATTCACGGATTTTGTGGTTCAATTTCAACATTAATAGCATCAAGTGCTGAATATGTAGAAATGAGTGAAACTGCTCAATATATGATACACAATTCTTCAGGTGGTGCATCAGGAAATGCTAAAGACCTTGAAGCAACTGCAGTAGCTTTAAGACAAATTGATGAAATTTTAGCAACAAATTATTCTAAAAAAACAGGAAAAACTATTGATGAATTAAAAGCATTAATGGAAACAACTACATATATGAGTCCAAATGATGCAAAAAATTTAGGATTTATTGATGCAGTAAGATTACCAATATCAGCTTTCGGAAAATTTAATATAAAAACAAAAATGGACAATAATTTTAAAAACAAAATCGCTTCTGCTTTCAAGGCAATTGAAGAAGCATTAACAGGAAAAAATGAAAATCCTGTAAATTTTACTGAACCATTGGCCGATGGAAAAACTATCATATATGGCGATGGAGATTTAATGGTTGGTTCTGCAGTTTATACTGATGAATCAATGACTACACCTGCACCTGAAGGGGAACACGCTTTATTAAGTGGTGTTTTTATCATTGTTGATGAAGCAGGAATTGTTCTTGAAATTCGTGAAATCGAAGATAAAGGAGAAGATGTAGTTGCAAAAGAAAATGCTGATTTAAAAGCAAAAGTTGCTGATTTAGAAGCAAAATTAGTTGCTGAAACAACTGAAAAAGAAGTATCTGCAAAAAATTTAGTAGAATTTAAAGCAAAAATGGATTCTGATTTTAAAAATTTGAAATCATTAATAACTTCTGCTGATGTAAAACAAAAAGATGACCAACGTAAAAATGTTGCTCCAAATCCTTTTGATGTAGTAGCTGAAAAAATGAAAAAACAATATTTGTAAACAATTAAAAAATAAAAAAAAATGGATATTTTAGATATAAACTTTGAATGGCCGGGGCAATTAGCCAATGAGGTATTTATTAAACCTACATTTTTAACTCCTGAAATGACTTCAGAATTTAGAGTTATAGTAGATATTAAATCAAGAAGACAATTAGCATTAGACAATATTCTTTCAGGTGTGGTTCGCCCATCAGTTGGTTGTGGTCGTGATAATGCAGGAAATGTTATTGATATTTCAGACAAATGGATTGATGTTTGCGATTTAAAAATAAATTTAAATCAATGTGCTAAAAATTTACGTGCTACATTTATGGAGCAGTATTTGAGAACAGGTAATGAAATTACTGATTTAGTGGGTACAAATGTTCAATCTTACATTTTAGAAAAAGTTACAAATGCAGTTCGTTTAGATGTTTATGATATCGCTTGGTTTGGAGATGAAAATTCTGCAAATGATACATTAGCATCTTGTACAGGAATGTGGGCGAGATTAATTCAAGGAGCAAATGCTTACGAAATTGAAAAAGTAACTATTCCTTCTACTTTAGGAGATTGTACTGCACTTAATGTTTTAAGAGATATGTACACTACTGCATCGCCATTATTGGACCAAATGCCTGAAGGAGATAAATATTTTGCTTTAACTCGTGAATTATACGACAATTATTTAACTTGTAGAGAAGAAGCTTGTGGTGGAGATAAAGCTTGGGATATGGTTGAAGCAGGTGCAAGAGTTTTAACTTTCAGAGGTATTCCTGTTTATAAAAAATCAAGATGGACTCAAATCATTTCAGCAAATGAATTGGGAAATACTCATCGTGCAGTTTATACATACAAAGAAAATCTTGCAGTTGGTACAGATGCAGTATCTGATATGAATTCACTTGATTTTTACTATGTAAAACAAGACAAGATGAATTACATTGATGCAGAATTTAAAATGGGTACTCAATATATCTATGGCGAATTGACTGTAATTGGTTTATCTTACTAATTTAAAGGAGGAAAAAAAATATGCCTTGTGGAATTATAAGTGGATTAGCTTGTGCAACTTGTGAAGATTTACAGGTTGTCGGTGGAATTAAAGCGAAAAATATCTATGTAGGTTCATTATCAGATTTAACTGATAGTGGATTTACTGCAGATTCTGAAGGTGTTGTTACTGCTATTGGATTGCAACCTTATAACTATCTTTTCAAATTTTGTGCTAAAACAAAAAGTGCAGGAGCAGGACAAGAAATGGTTATTGGAGAAAACAATATCAAATCTTTTAATCAAACGATTACAGGAAAATTTCAGCAACAAACACAAGACGCTAAAAACGTTTGGGATAATTTGAAGTTATTAGATGATTTATTTGTCATCATTGAAAAAACTGATGGTACATTTGAACTTTATGGTAAAGTGGCAGGATTACAAATTACTGCTTTAACTAAAGCTACAGGAGTATTAATCGGAGATGATAATGCTTTCAACGTAACATTAGGACAACCAAATGGTGGAGAAACATCATTGGCTCCTGATTTCTTAAAAACAGATTACCAAACTACTAAAAATTATCTTGAAGGATTAATTTCATAGTTCAAGTTGGGTTAATAGGAATGGTGTCGGGGTAACTTGACACCATTTTTTTTTGTATTTGTAATTTTTTACTATATTTGAATATGTCAATCGAAGAAATAAAACAATATTTTGACCAAAATGGTGGTAAAAGTTTACCTCATAATGATAAACATTGGAATATTTTGTTTGATATGTATTTTAAAGCAACTAAAAACAAACTTTCTATAGGTTGTGGAGGTTGTTATCAAGTTGGATATAAATGGCTACAAAAACAATAATTCATCAAATTTATTTTAACGAACAAACAAAGGGATTTATTAATCCTATTTGTATTCCTTATGATAATATTTGGTTTGAAGGTAAAAAAACTCAACCTTGTTTTGAAAATCATATAATTTCAGAACTTATTGATAAACAGGCACATAAAGAATCTGATTATTTTGGTGTTTTTTCTTGGCAATTTGAATCTAAAAATCCATATCGTTTAGAAAATTTTAATGATGATATGAAAAGATTTCCAAAATACGATTGTTATACTTTTTATAAATTACACACTCAACCTAATGTTTGGCGAGTTGCTGAAAATTGGCATAAAGGTATAATTGAAACTGCTCAACACATTTTTAATCGTTTTAAACCATCAATAAATATTAGTCGAATAAATACACCAACAATATACCAAAATGCTCATATAACGAAGATAAACATCTATGAGGATTATGTAAATACTTGGTTAAATCCATTAATTGAAATAATGGAAGATAAAAATGATATTTGGTTACAAAATAGATTATATCAAGATACAAAATATAAATCAGGCCGTTTTTCGCCTGAAATATTAGAAAAATTAACAGGAGTTCCATATTATCCAATGCACACTTTTATTTGTGAAAGGTTTTTTTCTACTTATATGGCAATTAATAGACATTCAATCAAACATTTATGCTAAAAATAAGAGTAGTAAGCAATTATGCTGAAAGTTGGAGATTACATTCTGAAATATTAAGACAATTTGCACCTGCAAACATTGTTTTAAATTTTGGATTTGTTGAAGATAATTCTTATAATATTTTATTTATTTTAAATAATTGGGATGGCGAAATAAAAGTAAAACCTGAATATGTTTTTGTTTTAGCACAAGAACCTTCTTGGTCTTTAAATTTTAAAGATTGGAATGATAAATGTGCTGAATTTATTTCTCCTACTAATAACCAATTGCCATTAATGTTTAATTGGACCGGCCTTGATTTTGAAGAAGCAATTAATTTAAAAATTGAAAAAACCAAAAAATGTAGTTTTATTGTTGCAAAACACAAACCATTAGAAGGAACTTTATACGATTTTAGAAATAAATTAGTTGATTTAATAATTGCAAGTGATTTAGACATAGATATTTATGGTAAAGGATGGAATATTTCTGATTCAAGATATAAAGGAGAAATTGAACATAAAAAAGATGGTTTAATAGATTATCATTCATCAATTTGTATAGAAAATTGTGAGCAAGAATTTTATGTAACTGAAAAATTTTGGGATGCTATTATATGTGATACATTTCCAATACCATATCAAGCGATTAAAAATGAACCAATAAAAGCAATTAAAGCAATTATGGAATCTGTAGCGATTGGCGATGGTTATGCTTATACAATGCCTCATAAACAATACTATTTCCACGAATTAAACATATTTAGATATATTCAATCAAAAGTTAATCTATTTATCTGATGCCAATTTGTATAACATTCGGAACAAAGCAATACCAAAATGCACTTGATAGGTTGTTTAAATCTGCCAATAAGTATATGTACACTTTGACTTTTAATGTTTCATCAATTACAGAATTAATAAAAGCATATCCGAAGCATTTTCAATCTGATAGGGGATTTGGTTGGTGGTTATGGAAACCATATTTAATTAATTCGGTTTTAAATTCAATGCAAGAAGGAGATTATTTGATTTATTTAGATTCAACAATTGAAATTTTAAAAAATCCTGAAATATTATTAGAAGATTATAAATCAGATATAATTTTGTTTAATAATGGTCAAATACACCAAGAATATTGTAAAACAGAATGTTATTATGAAATGGGTTATAATTCGCCATTAAATCAATTACAAGCAAATGGTGCTATTCAAATTTATAGGAAATCTGATTTTTCATTAATGTTTACTGAAGAATATTTCCTTTGGTGTACAAAATTAGATTTAATTAATGATGAACACGATAAAACAATTCAGAATAATAAATTTAAAACACATAGGCACGACCAATCAATTTTAACTAATTTGGCAGTTGGTTATGAAATACCTTTATTTACATCTCCTTGCCAATGGGGTATGAAAGAAAATGCTTATTTTAACCATCACAGACAACTATGATAATTAAAGGGATATTAAAAAAAGATAAAAATGGATTTTATTTAGAAACTAAATATAAATTCAATGGTAAAATGGGATTAAATGATGAACAAATAGAAATACTTGATACATTAGTAAATAAAAAAATAAAAATTGAATATGAAACAATTAACAGAATTGGCAATCGCAAATAAGGCTCAACAGAAACCTTATGAATTTCAAAAATTGCTTGAAATGTTAGATGTAATGACATCTAAAAAAATTGCAGTCGAAATAGGAAGTTATGATGGTGGATGCTTATATGCATATCGTGAAATGTTCGGCAAAACGATTTCTATTGACCTAAATCAACGTTCAAACATTGAAGGTATAGATTATATCATTGGAGATAGTAAAACGTTGTATAACGATTTAAAATCGAAATTAGGAGGTAAAAATACCAAAATAGATTTTTTAATGATTGACGGAGACCATTCTTTTGAAGGCGTAAAGTCTGATTTTGAAATTTACCATAAATTGGTTAAAAAAGGTGGTATTATAGCTTTTCACGATGTTAAAGAAACTCAAATGCATACCGAACTTAATTGTTTTGTATCTGATTTTTGGAATAAAATTAGATTGGATGAAAGATTTGAAGCAATTGAATTTTTAGATTCAGTAAATGATTGGGGTGGAATTGGTGTTTTAATCATAAAATAATGGATATTATCATCACTTGTAAAAATAGACTTCAGCATTTAAAAAAATGTATTTCATCAATTCCTAAAGAAAATTTAATTGATGTTTTTGTTGTTTGCTATGGAGATGAAATGGCATTTAGATGGTGTAAACAAGAAAAATTGAAGTGTATTTTATATCCGGCCCGAGATTTTCATTTATCAAAAGCGAGAAATATTGGTGTTACTAATACTTTTGATGAATGGTTATTTTTTGCTGATGCTGATACAATATTTGATGCTAATTTTTTCAAATCATTAAAATTAGAAACAAATAATTATTATACAGGAGAACCACAATGTTCAGGTAATTGTATTGTTGAAAGAAAACATTTTAAAGGTTATGATGAAGCGATAAAAGGATATGGTGGCGAAGATACAGACCTTTATATTACATTGACTATACAAGGTTTAAAGAAATGCCACATTGAATTAATGAGATATTTACCTCATTCTGATTTTGATAGGACAAGAAACTACGGAAATTCGAAGAAATGGCATCAACAATTGCATAATATTAAGTATTTGATGCAAAAACATCCTCACGAGTTCATTTTTCCTGAATATATTTCACCCGATTTAAAACATTTTTTTTTATGATGATTCAAGAATCTTTTCTCATATCGTTATTGTGTTATGGTTTTTTTCAAGCAACACGATTCGGAAATATTTTGTATTTCATTCAACGATTTTCGCTTACATTACCCGAATTTTTCGGTAAACCAATATGCCTTTGTTTAACTTGTATGTCATCAATTCACACTATTTTTTGGCATTATTGTTTTTGGGGATTTGAATGGACAATAATACCTCAAATTTTAATTGTAGCATCAATAAATCATATAATAGGATTAATTTCAGCACAATATGAATAAATTAGCAGGAATTTGGAACGTTTGGGATGGCGATGAACATTTAAGAAAGTCAATTGAACAAATTAAAGAACATTTAGACTTTGTAATTGTTGTTTATCAGAACATTTCAAATACAGGAGAAAAATATTTTCCTGAATTACCACACGATTTAATAGATATGTCGTTTCATTATCAACCAAATTTATTGGATTCTGCTCAAAATAATGAAGAAAACAAACGTAATATAGGCCTATCATTAGCAAAACAAATTAAATGCACTCATTTTATTCATCTTGATTGCGATGAAATGTATTTTAATGAAGATTTTAAACGTGCTAAAGAAGAATGTTATAAAAACAATTTGGATGCTTCATTTTGCTCATTAAAAACCTATTATAAATATCCTACAAAGCAATTATTTCCTGAAGAACCTTATTTTGTGCCATTTATTCATAAAATATATCCACAGACTAAAATGTGCTTTGATAAAAAATATCCTGCATTTGTGGACCCAACACGAAGAACAAATACTTATATCAATCATAAATACATAGATTGGTTAAAAATGCACCATTATTCTTTTGTAAGAAAAGATATTGAAAGGAAAATGAGAAATTCTTCAAGTTCATCAGCATTTTCTAATAATAGTGTAACTTGGGAAGAATTTGATAAAACAGGTAAGATGATACATTTTAAGGATTTTATTACCATTGATGTTGAAAATTACTTCAATTTGTAAATAAATTACAAGTTAAAAGTCTTATAATAAAGTAAATTTGTATATATGGAAATGACTCAATTATCCGATAATTTTTTCTTTTTTCAGGCAAAAGCACCTGCTGATTTAACTATTTTTAATCAAATAGATGATTTTCAAAGAAAAATTATTAGTTATGGTAAATTCAATAATTATCCACAAGAGATAATAAAGGCCATACAATCATCGCCAATCGCTAATTCTTGCGTTGAAACCCACGCTAAATTCCTTTATGGAGATGGATTATATTTTGATACTCCTGAAGGACAAACTGAAGAATTTACAAATAAATTAAAACAAATATTTAATGAGTCATTTTATCAGACTATATGTTATGATATGGCATATTTTGAAGCACTTGGTTTAATTCAAAAATGGGATTTAAATGGTTATTTAACAAGTGTTAAGCAACAAGATTTTTCTACAATTCGTTTAGGTATTCCAAATCTTGATGATTTTGAAATTACTTATGCTATGATTTCAAGCAATTGGCAAGAAGAACAAAAATTAAAACGTTATAGAGCAATAAAAATAGATTTATACAACGATATTGATACTAAAGTTAAAATTGGTTCATATAATGAAGGAAATAAAGTAGATGAATTTCAAAAATGGTCGGGAACATTAGAATATATTAGAAGATATAAACCGGGCCAAGTATATTATTCTCAACCAAAATTTGCTTCAGCCTTAAAATGGATTTATGCCGATGGACAAATTCAAAATTTTCACGCAAATAATGTAGATAATTCTTTTGCTCCTGCATTTATAGTAAAAGTCGGTTATAAATTAACAGGCGAAGATGAAAATGGAGTTCCAATGAAAGAATCTTTGCGTAATTATATTTCTGATAAATTAACAGGTGCCGATAATGGTGGTAAATTCGCCATTTTGGATAATCAATCAAAAGAAGGTTCTATTGAAATTATTCCATTTAATCAATCTACAAACCACGAAATGTATTTAGCACTTCAAAATCTTATTAAAGATAATATCGCTACTGCATTTCAAGTACCACCTGTTTTAGCAAATATTCAAGTTTCGGGAAAATTAGGAACTGCAAAAGAAATTGCTGATGCTTCTATTTATTATCAAAATGCAGTAATAAAACACGACCAAAACTTATTAATGTTTTATTTAAATAAAATGGCAAAATTGATGGAAGGTTATGATGGCACTACAATTAAAGTATCTAATTCTGTTCCATTAGCGTTTATTGCTGATTCTTTTTCAGATAAATTTACTGAAGATGAAATTAGAGAAGCCTTTGGTTTTGCACCAAAAGAAGTTCAAATTAGTGGAA